GAGTGGTTTATGTCTAAATGTCGCATAATGTATAGTATCCCAGAAACATCTGGGAATCAGTACAGTCTGTACAGCCTAATCAGAAAAGGGCTGAAGATCACCGCAATCGCCATCGGTTGCTTCGCTTTCACAATATATATCTGGGCTGCAATGTGGTTTCTTTGTGCGCTTGATGATGTCTGCTACGCCGCGAATGTTGGGGTGTAGTCATGGTCTTACGAGTAAAAAGTCGCATAATGTATAGTCTAAACAATAACTTAGGCTTCATTTTTCACTTGTGTTTTTGTCAAAACTTGCCTACCCAAAAAAGCTGGGAGGTGTAGTCATGCCAAAACTTACAGTAGACGGCCAAGAGATTGGCAGCTCAACCGCGCCCGTCATCGTACTGGGCAAAAATAAGTACGGCGATACCGCGCAAGCAAAGCTCGACATATTCAGAGCGGCACTGGCTGGGGTAGAAACATTACCGTCCCGGCATAACCTCAAAGCAAAGCGCAGGGGCAATCATTTTGAACCGGCAACGGCCAACTGGGCACAAGAAGAGCTGGAGATAATGACCAACGGCACGGTCAAAATGTGGGAACCCAAGGAGCCTTTTCAAAACAGACCGCTCAAGATTGCGTCAAGCATCGACCGGATCATTGAGCTTGAACAACCCTTGACCCTTGCCTACGGAGGTGACGAGTACAGTTTCAGTGGGACTGGCATATGTGAAATCAAATCTGATTCGCAGCACCAAGGCAGACCGCACCGAGAGTGGATTATTCAGGTACAGCATCAAATGATTTGCTCCGGGATTGAGTGGGGCATCATTGCTTGTATTGATCAGGCCATGAAGCTGCATTTCTACCCAGTGCCGCATGATCAGGAACTCGTTGATGAAATGCTGGCTAAGTATGAGGAGTTCTGGGCTTTGGTTGAAAGCGGCGAGGACTATCCTGTTGAGGAAGAGACAACCGGCGAGGTGATTGATATCACCGAACTGTTGCCGAAAACAAATCAGGATTTACAACAGCTTTGCTCGGACTATTTGAAAATGGCGGCTGAAGAAAGCCAGTGCAAGCGAGTGAAATTAGAGATCAAAGACGCAATCGTGATTGCATTAGACAGTCTCGGCGTTGAACACGCCCGACTACCAGGCTTTGAGATCAAGTCACAGACCGTTGTGAAAAAGAAACGTAAACAGATCGAAACGGGTGAGACATATGAAAGCGTTAGTTTCAGTGTAAAGGGGATCGATGATGAGTAAGGTTACAGTACTTGAACCAACCAATATGACGGAGGCTATGGAGTTTGCTACAGCCATGTCAAAATCTCAAATGGTGCCGGAAGCCTATCGCGGCAAGCCACAAGACATACTGGTTGCTGTTCAGATGGGTTATGAAGTGGGGCTGGCACCCATGCAAGCCCTGCAAAACATAGCCGTGATTGGTGGCAAGCCCACCGTTTGGGGTGATGCGCTGGTTGCGCTATGTAAAAATCACCCGGCTTGGAGGGGCATGACTGTCCAGGTTGATGGTGAGGTTGCTACTTGCACAGTGCATCGTGAATTGAAGAACGGTGAGATTGAAACCACAAAGTCAACTTTTTCTAGAGATGATGCACTAAAAGCGGGGTTGCTCAATAAAAACGGTCCTTGGAAAACATACACAAAACGGATGCTGGGCCTCCGGGCAAGGGGCTTTGCCCTGCGTGATGCGTTCCCAGACGCAATCAAGGGGATGATCACAACCGAAGAGGCAATGGATTATCCAAAAGAGCCAGAAGATCGCCATATGAAGACCGTACAAGGGCAAGACATACCTTCTACGTCTGATACGGCACCGGCAATGCTAGAGGCCGTCAGTGACGATCCTGCGGCGATTGAAGACGTAGTGCCCAACCCGGTGTTAGTTCTAAATCTACCCGGCGATAAAAGCGAAGAGTTCCAAATGCAAGAGGCTTGGGCTACCAGATACGGCGAACTGCTACTGTCAATGCGACAGTATGAAAAGCTTTCCCACGCTGAACGCCGGACCAAGCTCAAGGAGCTGGAGAAACTTAACCTTGAAACCATCGATGGCTTGGATACAGAGCTGCGTGATGAACTGAAGCTGAAGCGTAACAAGTACAACGCCCAGCTAGGCATTGAAGAAAAGGAGGCGGGTGATGGATAAGGCTGGGCTAACAAAACGGCAGAAAGAAATCTATGACTTTCTCCGCGTGTATCACAAAACCAACGGCATCTACCCAAGTGTCCGGGAAATCTGTCAGGGCAGGGTCGAGGGCCAGCAGCTAATGAAGGAGAGGCGGGGCACCAGTTGCGTCCATGAGGTTTTACACGCCTTGCAAAACAGAGGGTGGATCAAGATCGAACCCGGACAAGCCAGAGCGATTACTATCCTTTAGCTTTTTTTCTGAAGAGGTCACCGTCAGCTTTTTTAACGGTGGCCTTTCCTTTTGCGTGAGCCTTGAGCCGCGCCACGGCCCAGCCATGTGCCGACATCCCGGCTTTACTGCCACTCGAATAGTACGCCCCAAGGCCACGTTTATAAATCTTGTTGGCTCGTTCAGCCCCAAACATCTTCTGATATTTTTCTGGTGCAGCCATTACGTTTTGCTCCTCTGTTTACTGATTCGGTCCATCATTGCTGGGGTCAGCATACCGGCCTTGTAAAGTCGGCGAGTGTTCTTGATCTCACGGCGGGTTGCATCAGGGTTTTTGCTACCGGCCACATACTCTTTTGGCAGACCGCTCTTCTTGTCTTTCGGGACCTTCTTGAACTTTCTCATCCTATCAACCCCTCTCGGTATCCGTTGCTGCGATCATACGTCAGCAATTGTTTGCGCGGCTCATGCACATATGAGCAATGAACCCAGCCGGTGTTCCCGCCTTGGTAGCACTCCAGGATGAGCTGATCGAACTCTAGATTGTCGCGGATGAACTCGGCCAGCTCCATGTTACTGATCCCCGGCACCTCGAAGTCTGCCGCCTGACCTTTCGCGTGTTGGCTTTTCATGTTGCTGCCAACAGCTATGCACAGTTCCGGGGAACGAAACCCAGAGCTGACGGTAAACGGTATGCCGTAGTGATCCCGCACGGGTTGCAAGATATTGACGCAAACCTTTACCAGCTCCTCAACTTGTTGATCGTTGGGCACGTTGTCGATGCCTTTACGCTCGGCAGTCTGCGACTTGACCATTTCTTGCAGACTAAAGTTTTTCGATAACATCATTTGGTCAGCCCCTTTTGTTTCTCATACGTTCTAAGCGAACCAATCCCAAGCATCCCGCCAAGCACAGTGAGTAGGGTTCCCATGTCAAAAGCTGGCAGCTCTGGTAACTCCAAGCCAGCGAATGATGCTCCAAATATAATTAGGTCTTTCAGGATAAAATGGTATGCGAACGCAATCGCACAGACCCAACCAACTGCCGGACGCCAGCCGCCCTTAAAAATAGAACCGCTTGCAGCTTCAGCCTTGTTGATTTCAAGCTGGGCAAGCAACGCCTCTTGTGCGTGTTTCTCAGACATCGTGGCTATTTCGTGAGCCAGCTTTGCTTTCTGATCTTTGTCCTCGATGAACTTATCTAATAGCCCAGATACGGGGCCAATCAATGCTTGTATCATTCCTTTGGTGTCCTTGCTTCTTTGCCAAGATAGATGCCATACACGCCGGTCATCACGCCCATGATGACGCTGACAAACGCAGACTGTTGCGTTGTAGGTTGTTCAAGATTCATGAACCATTCTGCACAACGCCAACTCATAGCTACAGATGCAAGCATCGTGAGCTTTGCTGTAAGATTGAACTTGAGATATTTGTTAAACCAATCAGTCATCAAATAGCCCTCGCGATTGTGGTAAACAAAAGAACAAATAGCCCGAGGGTGACAAGTATAATCGCCGTGACGATAAGGAACGTCTTTGCTGCCTCTTCTCTCTGGTGCTTAAGCCTCTGAGCCTCCCGCCTTGCCCTCTTCTGGGCCTCCTTCTTCTGGCGTATCGCTTCATTATGATGGTTCAATATCTCCTGCCATGTCGACGGCTGGTCGGCTGGCTTAGGCCAGCGCATATTTATCATGGTGGCGATCTCTTGCATTTGTTCATTCAAACGCTTCGCTTCCAATACAGCGTCAATTGAACTACGGATGCCTATGTCTGTGCCAACCCCGGCTTGTTTGTTTCGCTCCTCGTTTAGTTTCTGTTGTGCGGAGAAGAGGGTGCTTATCTGATCTCCGATTTCAGCCACCGATTGAACGTCATTTATTCTGGCTTTGATAAAAGAGATTGCGTTCGAGGCCGCAGTTACCGCAGCGATTGCCGTGGTAATTGGCTCCATCTATTTCTTAGCAGTCTTCTTGGGACGGCCCTTCTTCTTAACTGCAACCGTAGGCTCAACTTTCTTCTTTGGCTTAGGCCGCAGCTTGGGGTTCAAGTCATATAGTGTCGGCATCAAAAGTCTCCCAATTCCATGAAACCATTTGTTCAATATCTTTAACATACCTCTAGTCCTTGTACAGATAAATTAAATTGCGTCAGGCCAGTCATTGATCGGAGCGTTACCAGTTTGCTGACCATCTTTCATTGGCACATCGTACAGAGCCATAAACGCAGCCAGATCAGACGCATTGGTTATGCTTGTCTCGATTGCCGCACAAGCCGTCCTGACGGAATCACGATAATTAGTTATTGTGCTAGGGATTGCCGTGGACTTTTCAGCGTTGCGAGTAACATACCAATCATAAGGGGCAAGCAAGCTAGCCGCTTGAGCTTTGGCTGTTTCAATCGCCAGAGTCTTTAGCCCTTTGGTCACAAGCTGGTTGCCGTCAGGCCCATTGACAGGATTACCATCTTCGTCAACCTCGTTAACATCCGTCAGTGATCTAGGGATTAACTCACCATCAGCATTACGCCCCCAATAAAACCTGTTGTCGTGCGGCGCAACATCATCTTCCCAAGTCAGCCCCTTGGCACTCTTTGTGTCATCATCCCAAACACTCCAGTTCGCAGGGTGTTGGATGCCGTTATTATCGACCCAAGCTTTGCCAACTCTAATTATTCTTCCGCTGTATTTCCACGGCATGACTGTCTCCTATCGTGCATTAGCAAATTTAAAGGGTTGATCGGCAAAGGCTAAGTAGATGAAAGTTTTGCCTGATGAATTATAACCGCCAGATGTATTCCTAAGTTTTACACCATTAGCTACAAAATCCATGAATGTGCTTGATGCCTCTGTACCAGTAGAACTAGCTCTAAGCCTTTTTGTTACCACATTATCGGGGTCACGGACGCTATCCCAAATTTCCCAATGCTCCCCCGCATCATCTTTATTACGTATCATAATCCAAGAAACACGGAATCCTACATGAATAAATGGCCCGTCTGCATTTCCGTTCCCAACATAGCTGCCTGCTTTACACGCACCTTCAAGATTTGCGAACACATACCCAACATACGTATCGCCTGATGCGTTTATGTAATCTGATGAGCTAACCGAAAAAACGCTTGTTGTTGGTGATGTTAGCCAAAAATTAGAACTGGTTACGGCTTGAGTCATATTCAAATACATCTCGCTGCCTGTTCCCAGAGCTTCGTGATAAACTGTCCAACCGAGGTCGGTGTTTCTACGCTTTACTAATATCATAGACGGAACTTTTCCAAGCCCATGTCCAATAGTCGCACCGCTATTGCCGTCACCTGTCCAAGTGCAAATAGACATATATTCGCCAGCAGACACGCTTGATGTAATGCTGCCATCACTGTTACTAGCTGCTGTACCGCCAGCCTTCCAGTTCCACATAACATAAGTTCGACTATTGAAATACAACTCACCAGAATCAATAGATGATTCGACAATTTGCATCCCATCTGCATTAACTGTAACAGTGGTTCCAGTAACTCCGTTTGCACCCTCTGCACTGATGGCATCTGATACTAAAAACTTATCTGTCATACTGGTGTTACCGCGCACCGAATCAAATAAAAGGTTACGCTCAACATCATCTCTATTTTTTACCCAGCTAAAATCTGGTTGAAACCCAACGCCAGTAATATTGTATGTCCCGTTTGAACTAGCTGCTGTATAAAGCACCGTATTGAAATGCTCAGTGCCATCAGTGATTGAAGGATCGGGTAAGTTTTGAGAACACAAGGCAAGGAAACCACTCGGCGGTGCGTGGGCAAAAGAGCCGTGACCATTGCCATCAGCGTTAGAGTTGGCCGTAGCTTTTGCACCAGAAAAAGAACTGTCTTGTCCAAAATTCCAAACAGTAATAGATCCTGCACCGTTTGAGCCATCTCCAACATCAAAAACGTAACCAGTAGCGTCTTTGGAAATAGCACCTTGCGTTGAATTATTTTTATAAAAGGTAACTTCGTTGTCGTCTGTGTTTACAGCTATACCGATAATATCCCCTGCTGCAAATGTAGCCCCATAACTGGACGATGAGGCATTAAGATATTTGTAACCATTAGCACTATAATAAGCTATACCGTCTGTTGAATCATACCATGAACCGCTGGTTCCAGAGACGTATGCCGCAGGATTATTAAGGGCTATACCCACTGAACCTGCTGCGTTTTCTATATAAACTTCAGCATACCATTTACCACTAGGCGGTATCGCAAACGTAGTACCCCCTGAACCATAATTAGAAGTCGGAGTTGTTACTTTTAAATTGCCCTCACTATAAGTGTGACCACCGTATGTAGATTTATTATATAAAGGGTTCCATGTACAAAAGTTATTCGTGGGAACATCAGGCACACTATCCCGATAATCAAGATTTACAGGTGTAAAGTGATTGCCGTTTGATGATACATCCTTGAAGAAAGCTGCTTCACGAGTGTCGGCAAAGGCCATATATAAAACTGTCGCACCACTATCTGATATATAACCATTATCATTAAAAGTATTACCGCTGAAAGTCATTTGAGAGTTTGTAGTTTCAGCAGCATTACTGTTTGCGCCAAGCATTTGGAGATTTTGACTTTGACGAGTGTTATCAAATATAGCCCAAGTACCGCCGTTAGTTCTTCGCAGCATAACCCATGCTGGTTTAAATCCTACGTCAATTGCTTGCGACCCACCATTTCCTGTGAATGACCCAAATTTTGAATATCCAGATACCTCTGCCCAACAATAAAGAACCATACTATCTCTATTGACATATTCATAAGTACCAATATTGACGACCGTGCTTGAAGGGCTGTCTGTCCAAATAATACTACTAGAGGTGTTGGCAGCATTACCATCAAGTCTAAGATATGAACCCCCACCGCTGTTAGCACTCTCATGATACACAGGCCATTCAGTGGCTGAATCCCTGTTTTTTGCAATGATCCATTTTGGTGCAGATGAAAGCCCATGCGCGACTGAACCAGCAGTTTGTGTACCCTCAAAAGTTACGATAGAAAAACCTCTAGCAGTGTTAGCAGATATTCTGGTTGCTGGTATTGTGCCAGCTAATGCAGAACCCAGATTAGACCCATCTATTTTAACTGACCCTGCGGTTGGAGTAGCCCCTGCACCAGCAGAGTTATCCGCTGTTGGTGTACCGCCAGCTTCCCAAGCCCAAGCAACGTAAGTATTTGCTGAAAATGTAGATGTACCGTAATTAAACCCGTCATTTTCTAGAGTAAAATAACCAGCACTTTGCGCTGATTCTGTATTTGTAAGATTGGTGTACAGAATATTATTATCGCCACGAACACTATCAAATAGCTGGTGACTTTGCGTTGTGTTTCTCGCTTTGGTCCAAACGAAATCTGGGGCGAAACCCAAGCCGCTGACACTTTCCGCTGTACTAGATTTAGCAGTAAAGGTAGCAGTATTGAACCCCTCAGAAACCACATCATCTTTGAATGTCAGATGAAAACCATTGGTTCCGAATGTCAGGCCGGATGTGTCCTTGGGCGTCCAGATACCCTGAGCCGTTTCGCCAAAGCTGTCGGGGCCAAGGCTTTGACCATCGCAGTAATTGACTTCTGCCATGTAGCCATCATTGTAGTTACTGGTAAAATTACCAATTCTGACAGTTGACGTGTTTACACTGGTGCTATTAGCAGTTTGGTTCATGATGTGCAGATTAGAGTTTTGAGACGGATAAGTTGAAGATGAAAAACTTGTTTCCTGAACTCCGTTTATATAAAGCCTAGCCCGATCTGCTGCGGTTGACTGTGTTGTATCAACCCTGAGAACCAAATTATGCCACGCAGATGTATCACGAAACTTTCTGTTAGTCTGCAAAAGCAAATCAGTACCGGGGCTACCACTGCTACCATAATCATAATCGTTTATGTAAATAGTGTCATCGTAAACTAAAATGTAAAAATGATTAGTTCCAGCGTTGTCACCTTGATTATACAAAATTTGAGAAACATTAGTGCCGCCGCTAAGTTTTGATAATTTAAACCAGCATGAAAACGTAGACTTTTTTCTATCTCCATTGGTTGTAATTGTTCTGGTTAAATATTGAGAATCGTCATCATTGAACTTTAACGACTGGTCAAGCAGATGGCTGTAAAAGCCTGTGTTTACATTTCCAAGCCATGTTTCTGAATTAAACATTTAATTATCCAAAGGCCAGTTGAGGGGCACCAAGTAAAATGCTGCCTGTTGCGCTGACTGCGTAAGGCACAATGTCCCGCGCACTCGCAGTTGTAGATAATGTCAAGCCAGCCGAACCAGCAGTTTCGTAGTCTGTCCCAAGGCTGACAGTTCTGCTGCCTGTCCCATCTTGAATAAATACAATGAAACCAGACTGACCTATGGCCTCAGTTGATGGATTAGCCAAGGTGACATTTCCAGTAAGCGTCAAAACAAAATTTTGATTAGCGTCAAAATCTAATGTAACCGACCCAGTGTTGCTTGTGTCTGTGTCTGTGCTTCCGCGTTGTGCGGCGGTAAATGTGTTGTTTGTATCCTTTGCCACAATGTCAGCATCATATGCTTGAACATCTGAGCCAATCGCTAAACCCAAAGCGGTGCGAGCCGCGCTTGCGGTTGAACTGCCGGTGCCACCATCAGAAATAGCAAGATCAGTTATGCCGCTTATTGAGCCACCGCTGATTGTTTTGTTTGTGAGAGTTTGCGTTGCAGTCGTACTCACTAATTCTGCACTACTGCCAGCCGGTAGCGTCAGCGTGTTAGTTACCCCAGCCGAGTGTGGTTGTGGCTGTATAGTTTGGGCGTGTGCATTGCTTGATTCACAATAGAGTTTGATTTGTGCCCGACTGCCGGTGCCGGTGCGGATGTCCACTAGACCATCTGATATCGTCACACCACCGCTCGAGCCATCACCATCCAGGTTTACCTTTCCACTACCATTGGGCAAAATGTCTATGTTTCTATTGCTTGTGCTGACGATATCGTGCGTCACGACATCCAAGTCTCCACCAAGCTGGGGAGAGGTATCGTCAATAACGTCATTCATATCACCAGAGCCAGTGCCAGATGGACCTTGCGGCCCCTGTGGCCCGGTAGCTCCAGTAGCTCCTGTCGGAATACCAAATGTAAAATTAAACTGAGCTGCTGAAGAACTGCCAGCATTTGAAACAGCGGCGGTTGCAGATGCCCCGGCTGACAAAGTGCTTGCGCTCACAGTGCCCACTGCTACTGATGCAGCGGCTCCATTTGACCCGGCAGCTCCTGTGGCCCCAGTGGCCCCGGTAGCCCCCGCTGGAATGCCCAGAGTAAAAGTAGCCGTGCCGCCAGACGTAGAGACAGACGCAGTAGGTGATGCACCAGCAGACAGGCCAGACACATTGACCGCTGCACCAGTGACCTGTTGTGTTGCTTCTGGGTTGCCGGTGGAGCTGTTAAAGCCTAAAACCTTGCCAGCTCTGGTAGCCTTGTCCGGTAGCGTCATATCAATGGTTGTAGGGTCTTGAACCGGGGCAAGCAGTGCCCGTGTGTCGCGCTCTTCACGGTCACCGTTCATCATTGTCATTGTGTCAAGGTCAGCTTCCAAGGAGGCCGCTGTTATGTTGCCGCCACTCGTATAAACACTTGTCCTTGCTACTGGCACGTCCGACAGGATTGTAACGGTTGCTGCATTGGCCGGAATGTTACCGCCAGTAAACTTAGCCACCCCGGTTCCGTCGGTATTCAGACCAGCCGCCGCCGAAGAGTCCACGATGTTGTAGTGTGACCCAGCAGTCTTCAGGGTGCCGTCAACGTACACCTTTACGTCAGTGGTGGCGTTAACTTGGAAAGAAAAAGAAAAGCTGTCATTGCTGCCGTTCGCCGTAGCAACCACACGCCTGACCTGATCATTTACACTAAATGTTGCCATCCTTTACCTACCTTCTACGTTTTGTACACTAATTTTAAAACAAAGTCACTGTGATAACTCAATCCTAGCATCTAGATTAGGAAACTCTTTTTTGAGCTGTATCCGAGCATTTGCCCGACGCTCACTTAAAATCTTAGAAAGCTCATCAAATTTTTCATCTTCATTAAGTTCGTTGTAATCAAATCCTAAAACTGTGTCGCTCAGTACAGTTCTCTGTAACATATTAATCAGGTTGTCATCTTCGTTATAGCCAAAATCACCGGGCAGCTTGCCGCCATTCTTGCCACCATCCACTTGGTTTATGAGCTGAACAAACCGATTATATTGTTCATTGTTAAGTTTTATGCCGTCAATGCGGTCTGGGTGTTTGCTTGTCAAAGCCCCTATACCCGTTTCACTAAGCCTAATTAGCTCTTCATCAAGAACACTGTATTTGCCTGTTTGTATCCTAATTGGGCTAATAGCTTCTCTAAATTTACCTTCGCCCTGATACTTTTGTTCGCCCCACCAGTTTAAACCGACGGGCAAGTCTGCACTGAAATAAGGGTTTCTGGCCTTGGCTTTTTGTAACGCCCCATAAAAACCCTGCACAATCATAGACGATTCAGTATAATAATCGCCGCCCATAAACGTGGGTGCCAGCCCTGGTGGCAGCATTGTATTGCTGGCCTTTGGATCATTGAGACGTTCCATAGTGGCTTGAAAACTATTTTGCGAAACCATTGGATACTTCCCGTCACTAAGCTCATTAGCGGCGTAGCTCATCAAACCAAATGATGCCCGGTCCAAATTGCCCAAAACATTAGTTCCAACATTACCGGCTTGCGCTCCAGCCCAAGCCGCAAATCTTTTGCTGAACTCTTCAGTGCTGCCCTGACCAGTAGCCATTTTTGTCATTTCTGCCACGCCTTGCAAAAACGGCATATTGCTAGCATATTCAGCGGCGGCAAGCGTGTAGGCTTTAGACATCATTGCCATCATATTTGGGTCATCTTCGTATCGCGCATACTCTGCCATATCCGCACCCATAGCCAACATAGCCGACAAAGGATCAAACCGACTAAAGCTGGCAAACTGATAGGAGCCATCTTCTTGTCTAACGCCAATAGAGTAGGGGGGCACCTTGGCTGATGAGCTTACGCCCATCCGCGTTGAAAAGTTTTTGCCCAGTCTGCCAGTGACAATTAAATCATCGCCATATTCGCCTGACGCTAAGTTATACATTCCAAGAGCAATAGAATTTCCTATTGCCAGCTTGGCTAGTGCGTCATCAAACTCTGGCCCCGTTATCGGCTTATTGCCGCCAATCAGAGTTTTACCGCCCGGAGCGTTTTGTTTTATATATCTATAGATCGGGCTAAAATTTAAGGTGCGATCAAACGCCTCTTTAATAATATTGGTTGGCGTATTTACAAATGGCACAACTACCCGAAGCAATGGGATAGAGTGTATTGTTTGCGCCAAGGTTCCAAAAACACCTTCAGGGGCATTTTGAAATGTCATATGCTTTGCTTCGTCTTTCATCTTTTTGACGATGCCTTCAGGCGGTTGAAGCATTGTGTCGGTATAGGCTTTTGACCCTTGAGCTTTTGCATCAGCTCTGGACATCCCAGAACGTCGAGCATTTGTGTAAGCAATCTCACCGGCCCTGAAAGCCTCACGATACAAAACACGACGCTGCGTTATGATTTTAAAATACTCATCCTCAGTTGCCAAAAACCTTCCGGGGAGCCTTGTTGCAATGCCCATCATATCAATGGCTGACTTTGTGAAATCGCCGTTATTTATATTTTCTGCTATCTCCAGAATATTATCAGTACTGCCAAATGAACGCCGCGCCCTAAGATCAATTTTGCTAGTAAAGTCAGATGTCTCTCCAGTGACCATAACCTTACCCATGAGGAGCAAGGCATCTTTTTGTGCCATCGCTAGACCATGAGCTTCTGCCGCTGCCTCACCGATATAGCGTTGGTCACCCGCCTCACCAAGTCGGCCACCTAGTGTTCGCACATTACCAATGACCCCAGCCAAACCCCGCTCTGCCAATGTCTGAACCTGGAACATTGCGTTGGATGCAACATTAACCATGTGCGTTACCGGGCTTGAGAGTAGGGCGTTGACATATTGCTCCATTGCAAAGTCGAATGTTTTTGCAAGCAAACCCTTTTCCGCATATCGTGCTTTGGCTGTTGGCGATTGCAGGGTTAGCATTTGATGAAAGTGATAGTCCATAAGACCATCATCCATTTCTGTCACAAACTTGTTTAATTGCTCGGCATAGTCTTTGGCATCAATATCAATTGTTGACAGATGCCGAACCACGGCAAGGCCGCGTCCATATTCACTAACATTCCCAGATACTTGCGCGGCGAGGTTAGACTGAATTGTTGCCAGCAAACGCATCTTTTTAAAACAATCTTCTTTGACGGCTATATCTGTTGCCTTGGCTCCTGTTGTCGCTAACGCCTCAATTTCTTTACCAAACTTTATCATAGCTACAATACCGGCTAGCGTGTCTTGTGCCGGAGCTACATCGCCAGCAGTGCGGCCAAGCATTTTATAGATAATGCCCTCATACCCAGTAGCGTTGGCAAGTTTCATCAAATCGTCCATCGACTTGGTGTCACGCTTAAGATAATCGAAAACCTCTTTGTTATTCTTTTTGATATTTTCTAGAACTTTAGTCAGACCAAAATCACCATCAGCAACATTGAACACAATGTCGTTAAATCCCTCTAACTCAAATATTTCACCAATACGGCCCAGGTCTAACCCTTTGCTGATGCCAGCGTTTTTGGCTAGTGATTCATTTAAAAGCTGGAGGTCTTCGTTTGGCATCGCCTTGATAACAAGGGCACCGCTCTCGGTTTTAGTAACGTCATCATCCGGCACTTTCATGCCGTGCGCTCTGTTCTCGGCTTTGCGAGTGGCTTCTGCTAATGATCCAAATGCTTCCTTAAGTATCTTGACCATCAGCCGCCTCCGTATTTGTCTGTGAGACACTAGCCGCTGTAACAGCCACAGGCCCGACAATGCCGTATTTCTCTAGTATCTTGACCGCTTTATCGTCAAAGATGACATAGTTGCGCTCTGCCGCCTCATCAGCCGTAGCTGCGCCCCTTGAGCCAGCGGCACGGTATTTGATGCCGGGGATGCCAGCTTGCGCCAGCAATTCTGAAGCCGCTTTATCGAAATTAGCAATAGGCAGCCTTTTGCTTTGCTCTACAAGGCTGTCATATTCTTTTGCCGCATCCTCACCTTTTTTGCTTACAAACTGCCTAATAGTGCCAATGTTTGTAACACCAGGCGGGGTGTCAGCATCCATAATTTTTTGAAGTTCTTTAAGTTTAATATCGATATTATCAAGCTGTTCTTGGGTCTTAACTCTTATGCTTGTTTCGATTTGGCCTATTAAGTCGCTGCCTCGCATTGTAAGTCCAGGATTGTCAACATTTGGATAGATTTGTTTTAGAACATTAATTGCTTTTTCTTTAACGGCTTTGCTCTGCTGGCTCAACGGCAAGTCATAATCCAGCAATTCGTCAGGCTTGGGCGCAAGGCCGACTTTGTACATTTTGCCTTCGCTTACTTCTGGCTCTACTAAGTCTTTCTTTATCTTTTGATAAATTTGTTTTTGCGCTCCCTGCCTAAAGCTAGATTGAGAAAGTGCATCTGCGTCATCTAAAGAAAATAGTCCTTGGCCTAGATTATCTAAAACAACATAAACATCATCATGCTCTTCTGGGTCGAAATTTCTATTTACATAATCAGCAAACTTTTCTTCATTGTCTGCTGTGTAAACACTATCCAAAGGCTTACCCTCAAGCTCTAAATACTTCGGCTCTTCCATAGCCTCTTTGTAAAACTTTGCTATATCCTCGCTGTCAGTAAAATACAGCCCATAGCCATAAGCCTGGTTGCCCTCACCAGTGCCGATCATCTCAACCCTAAACTCATCGAAGTCTGCGCCAGAGCCATGAAAGGCTATGATGCCGGGCTTGTCTTCAGTTGGCTTTACAATCGACACAGGGTTTTCAGCCGTTGGCGGCTCATAGTTTCCTGTCTCAAAATACCTAGCCTGTGCTTGTGCCATTGCATCGCCAGCGGAATCATTCGGATCGCGTCGCGCAGCTCGGCCAGCGGCAGATATAGCAGCATCAACGGCTGGCATAGGATCAGCCCCGGCAGTCAGCGTCACGCCGGTATCAGCCGCACGTTCAGCAATCCTCGCATCGGCAGCTTGCCCCGCTTTAACCACGCCCTCTTTGATTACATCCTTGCCAGCCGCTACCGCACCGCCAGCTCCGGGGATCGACATAAACGAGCCAACTTCGGCAGCGTCCAGCATCATCTTTTTGTCTTCTTGGCTAAGATCAGCCTGATTGTTTATAAAGTCTCTATACATCCCCAGAAACCGCTCTGAGCCTATGCTGTCAGATATCT